CCTGATGCAGTTGTTGTAAAAGTCTGTTCACCGAACCAATCTTTTTGTGCAGTGACATTTCTTACAGAAGTTGATCCACCACTTAAGAGGGAACTTACAGTAACAAATTCGTCATCGTCAATTCTTAAGAATCCTCCAGAATTAACTTTATCTGCTACAGATACTCCTACTGTGATTCCGATGGAAGTATCATCTTCATCAACTGCTGTAGTTAATGTTCCAATACCTGTATATTGAGTTACGTGCTTAATTGCTGATTCATCAGTATGTGCAACAGCAGTAGTGCCTAACTGTGCTCTTGCAACATTGCTAATGGTGTTTCCAGAAACAGTTGCAGTGGAAAGACCGATAACTTCATTTCCAATTACTAAAAATTTTCCAGCTCCTGTTGAAATCCCTGAAATAGAATCTACGGAGAGTGAAGTTGCTACAGATGCCAAATCAGCAGAACCTGCTTCATCAAGAACAGTTGATGTCTGTAAGTAATATGAATCAATGCTAACACCAGCACTGGCAGCTGCTGCAGTCTCTCCGAGAGAACCTCTCGTTACAGTTGCGCTTGTCGATGCTGCACCGGCATTAACAGTTAAGTTATTAGTTCCTGTCGAGAACTTATATACACCGTTAGAAGAATAATCATATTCTGTTTCTGTTTGCCCATCACAACAACTCCAGAAACAGATTGGGTAATTCCAATTCCAACATCGGATGCGCTAACACTATTGAGTGTTAAAACTTGATCTGCAAATGAGTCAATAATTGCTACTTTAATTCCATTTGCCCAGGAACCAGGATTTCTTGCTACAACTGTTGTTCCAGTAATTGTGCTTTCATCGTATCCCTTAAAGTTATAGTCATCAGTACTCTTAACTTTTAAGGAAATTCCAGTGTCACTGGCGTTTTTTAAGTTGGTACTATCAGATCTGACAACACGCATCTGAGATCCATAAGCCAAGAATGAGGATGTGGTCATCCAATATTCATAGTGCTTATCTACTGAAGATGGTCCTGCAAAGTTGTTTAATAGTTCGTTTTCGTTCCTAATAATTGTAGGAACTTCTACTGGACCTCTAGCAAAAGGAGCAACAATACCGCCAATAGCG